AAACTCTTTCTGCAGCATTCAGCCCTTTAGATCCTTTAGATGCCGCAGCAATAAGTTTACCAGCAGCAGTAAAAGGCATACCAGGAACATAGCCAACAAAACCAGCAAGATGGCCAACGCTCCTTAGTATTCTTTCGTATTCGTTTTCTGAGGGTTCGCCTACCTCAAACGTGGAAAATCCTGATAGGAATCCTTCTCCTACCTCCCCTAAACCACGTAATAATTGAAATTCATTCTCTTTTGGGTCTATAGAGACCTTTTCTGGAACTTCAAAGGGGATTTTAAAATGAGCCGCATGATCTTTAATCGAGCTCAGTGTGTTTTCAGTGTATAAGTGAGGATTCTGACTTATACTTTTTACAAGCCTTTGGGTCTGACCCTGACTATACCTGGGTCTAAATTCTAAAACCCTATCTAACTTGTCATAGGGAGAGAGCATTTAAGCTCCTACTGCCCTGTCGTAGCGGAGTAGTACGGTCTTAAAGGATCTATATCTGGGTCCTGACCTTGCATACCCATCGTGCTAAGAGCACCAAGTCCAAGAGTAGATGGTAAGGCTCCTGCAAAATCTGGTGCAACAGAAGCAGCTGTTTTAGCTTTACCGCTCATTCTTGCCCCTATTTTAAGTAAATCTTTCACTGTTTTAGCTTCACTTTCAACAATTTCTTTTATTATAGCATCCTTATCAAGCCTTGAAGTCCCTTTTAATGTGGAATCAACCCAAGCTTTTACCTTCTTTTTAGTATTGAGACCACCACCTTTAGCAAGATCATCTAAAATCTTCTTAGGAGCTTTAGCGAGTTTATTTATTACAGAACCAGTTAGCTTTCCACCAACACCACCAGGGAGAACTTGCTCTAAGAGTGCATCTGTAGCAGCTTTTCTACCAGCTTTAGTTCCACCTTTTCCAATTATACTAGAGGCTATACCCCTTATTTCCCTCGGAGAAAAATGACCAGTCTTCAATAGTTCTACTACTCTGGCGTTATCTGCCCCACCTCTAAGTGTTTGTAATTCTTGGATAGCAGCTTTTTTACCTTTTCTGGCAACTCCCTTAACGCCTTCTTGAACATATTCACTAAACCTTGATCCCATTTTAGTCTGGCCTTTTACAACTTGCTCAGCAACGTCATCCGCAGCACCGAATAAATTCATTTGACCACCTTGAGATCTTGCTTGCCTAACAATCTGATCAGCAGATTTCTTTATAGCACCCTGACCTAAACCGAATCTTGCAGCCAAAGGAGCAATTGCAGGCTTTGCAGCTCTTGCAATCCCACCACCAAGGGTTAAACCTGTAGCCTTACGAGCTAAAGCTCCAGCACCAAGTTTCTTTGTTGCAGCCCAACTCGCACCAGTTACAGCAGCACTTGTCCCACCAGACAATATAGCAGCAGCTACCTGGATTGGTAGACTTGCTAATTTACCAGCTTCTGCATACCCTTCAGCACCAGCAGCAGTATATGCCTTGTCTGGAATAAAATCTAATAACGCGGCATCTACAACACCACCTATTGCAGCAGCACCTTTCTTAAAAAACCCTGGATCAGGTTTTTGTGGAGACCAAGGTATATCATAAGTATCAGCCATCTGCTGAATCTTCATTACCATCTGAGGAGACCATCTTGGATTATCAGGATTCTTTGCATAGGCACGTATATAACCTAAAACACGCTTACGCTCATTCTTGGTCATCCTCTCTTCAGTAGTTTCTGTTGTAGGAGCTCCTGTACCTGTGTTATAAAAGTCATAATTCATATTAGTTTCCTATTCTTTACCAGCCTTCAAAGGCTTCATATAGCCCATCATGGTCATCAAGATATACTTTCTTATTATCCTCTATTATATACGGCCTATTCCCATCGAAATTAACAGTATATTCATCATTACTAAAAGGGTCAGATTCCTCAAGAGTAACAACTCCACTAACAGGATCTTGACTTATCGCAACATTATCAAACTTGTCTGGAAGATTAGTTATAGCATTCTCAACTCGTCCTAATTGTCCAGCTGCACTATTGTCGCCATAAAGGCCTTTTTCTATTGGATTAAGACCAGAAGAATCGTCACCTGGGTTAACTCCCATTCCTTCTCGATAAAATGAATCTAAAGCACCTTGTAATTCGGGATTTTCACCTACTAATTGATCTATCTGAGATTTATCAAGTCCAGCTTTGCTTAACTCATTTACCATCCTGCTCATCACTTCGTTAGTGTAAAGCTTATGGATGTCACCTCCTATGTCATTGATTTGCTGAAGATCAAGTTTACCTTCAGGATCAAGTTCCATTATATCCTTTGGATAGGTGTTTTCTATCGCTTGAAGTAACATCGGAATGGCTTCACCACGCATCTCACCAGCTTCTTCATCATAGAGATCAAAGTCTTTAAGCTTTGTGGACATTTCATCATAGTATTGTCTCCTAATATCTTCAGTTAGATCAGCTTTGTTTTCATTAATCTGCTGACGTAAAAAGTTATGCTCACTTTTATCTGTTATATGCCGTGTTTGATCAGTCCCAGCTCGTGTTGAGTCTATCCCAGCCCGCATCTCTGATAACTCAGTAGGGGCTAATAGGTCCCTCCTATTTGCAGTACTATGGATATTCCTTGCCTGAGCATCAGAAACTAGGTTTTGATGATCCCATCTTTTAGCCTGGTCCTTTCGCTTCTTCTCATCCTGTTGCATTTGCTCCTTGAACTGGAATCCACTCTGAACCCTATCAGCAAGCTTCGTAGCGGCATCAGAAAGAATTCTGTGCCCCTCGTATGTCCCGAAATCAGTTGCCATTATCTGTTTTTATATTCGTCTCTTGTCATCTCAGCCTGATCCCTTTTGTAACCACCAGGTAACCAACCACCAAGTCTCTTATCAATATTCTGATATGCTCTTCCAAGAAAACCTTTACGTGGATTCCCTTCGTTATAGTCATATTTATAGGTGTCGTCACCTGCTGTAGCCCTGGTATCATTAACCCACTGGCGATACGCCGATTCTGTCTTACGGCCCATCTGTGCATCTTCTTGCAACTGTTCACCAGCATCATCTTTATAGCCTAAGCGATTTAACATCTGCTGTGCTTTTAAAACCTGATCTTTATCGGCTGGATTGAAATTCGCTGACTGAATCATCCAATCTGGTTGTGAAAAGGCCATTGGATTTAATCCTGAGCCAGTGCCGTGTGTTTGTCTACCACCACCGCCTGGACGAATATAATCCGCCATATCATCAAAACCTAACGCATCAGCTCCACCAGCAACTGCATTTTGTAACCAATCTGGTACGTAACCTCTCATACCTCCACGACGTCCAGCTGACCCGCCACCAGTACCTCTCGCATCTTGAGGATCTATCTGCTGAACCATTCCTGCTTGTTGTAACTTATCCATAACTGCCATAGCTTACTCCTTTACTTGTTAATTTAATTTAAAATCTTTCTCTTATCAAAGACATTAAACTCCTGTCTTTAGGAGCTTGTGCGGTTTGATAACCAAATCCAAAAGGCCCTATTTTTTCAGTATAAGACCCCTCATGTGCAGGGAAACCTCCAAACCCTTCTGGATATTTTTGGTACATTTGAGGATCTCCATCTTCTAGCTCTAATTGACTATGTACATATGGACCATATTCAGTTGGAGTTTCGGTACGCGTATAATTACTGTTTGTACCGTTATTTGTGACATAAGCATCTACAATATTGCCACCTGCTGCATTACTTCCTCTCTTTACATTTGAAAAATCTTGTGGATTTTCTGAACTTCCAGTAACATTAATTGGTAAAGTATGTATACCATAAACATTTTGATAAGCATCAGGATAACTATATTCAGGCGGAATAGTATTTTTCTTACGTGATTTATCAGTTGTTCTCTCTTCAAATTCACTATTCACATCATAGTGTTCTTGATTCTTCAATTCGTTTGCTGCTCCTGCATCTCTAATAGCATCTTTTCTCTTTGTATAGTGTCCTTTTAGTATTCCACCGTATAATCTATTTCTAAATGCTTCCATAAAGGGGTTCATTTTAATACCTTGGCATTTGTATGCCCATCATACCTCTGCCTATTCCATGCATTGCAGTACCCATACCTGCCATAATTGGGCTTAGTGCACTACCAGCCATTCCAAGCATCTTTCCACCAAATCCAGCCGCTGCTTGTCCAGCACCAGCAAGGTTACCTCCAACACCAGCATCCATGCCCATTTTACCTAAACCTTCCATCCCCCAGCCTCCAGCCATATCTCCAAATTTGTCAGCTCCTTCAGTAAAACCACTCTTATCAAGAGTTTTAGAAGCCATTCCAAATAAAGTCTGAGGAGGTTTAGGAAGTTTCTCCATTTCTTCTTTGGAGTCATTAACAGCTTGTTGTCCTTTTAGATCAACAGCTTGTGAGTTATCAGTTGTACTTATATTTGAACCCTGATTAGCTGAAGCTGCTAAATCATTTGGCTTAATGTTCTGACCACTTAAGCTTGACGTTACTTTTGCATCATTAATCTCATCTACAGTAAAAGTCTGATTATGATCATCCCCTACTTCCCGTGTGGCTGCAACCCCTGTAGGTAGTCCAGTTTTAGGGTCTTTTTGTATAACTTTTTTAAAGTCATTACCACCCTCTTCTTCTGTTGCACCCGTATTAGCTTCAGGAGTAACTGTCATTCCTTTACTATCAACCTTACCAGCGTTCATAGCATTCATCATTTGAGTTAAAGCACCTGCACCAGCAGGATCATATAACCCGCTTTGTTTAAAAGCTTCTAAGGCTTCTGCACTAATAAAATTTTCACCAGCCATTATCTTAATACGTCCTTTAATCTGGTCATGTTAATCCATTCAAGTCCCTTTTTATCCTTCTGAACAAAAGATTTAAACTGTTGTTTAACATTAGTCGAGCTAAGCCCTACTGATCTTTTACCTCCAGAACCTTTATAACTAAAAGAGTAGAGATTTATAGGCTTCTTAGAAGTCTTTATAATCCCAACTTTTCTCATACCTGTTTTAGTACGAGGGTCACACATTGCCATCATAGCACCACCAGCTAACTGAGTAACCATTCCACCCATAGCAGAGTTATAATTATTCTCATTCGTTATATTCTGACCATAAGCAGAGGCAGCAGCACTACGAGCTGTCATATCATTTGTAGCTGCCCCACTTAATAGCTGATTAGATGCATTTAGGTTTCCCTGTTGCATATTAGAAAAGTTCTGAACATTCTGATTACCCTGTGCACCTACACGCTGTTGTCGTTGAGCTTCTAATATACCACTCTGTCCACCCATGTTCTGACGCATTGCACCAGCTCGAGCCATTCTATTTTGGGCATATAACTGATCTGCACCTTGTTTCTGCATATTCTGATACATACCTTGCATCAGTTGAGAATTAGGATCCGCCATTTGCTGAGCACGATCACCCATCTGAGTAGTATATTCCGAGGTCATCATTCCCTGGATCTTCGCAGGGTCTATTTTCTTAGGTGCCCCGAACCAGTCCGCTATGCCCATATTCTATCCTTTTCGTATAATATAAAGTTCACCGATACAATTTACGTTATTTTTTCTTATCAACAACAGGTTTATCTTCGGTATTGGACTTTTCCAATAACATTTGCAGTACCTCTATGCCTCCTTCACACCTTATAAAGAGTGCTTCAGCCTGCTTTTTCCTCATTTCTAAGTTCTCTATTTCCTTGTTGATCTCTTCTTTATTCATTGTTCCTCCTATTGGCCTGACCAGCCATTTAATGTTGTATTGTACGCATTCTCAGCGTATGTAGTACTTTCACTATAGTAATCAAGAGCTCTTATAGCTGAATCTTGATATGCTAATATAACAGCAGTGTCAAAGTCATTTTCCACGTCAAAATCTATCACCTTAGTTCCATTATATACAACATATACAAGATTGTCTTCTTGACTGCCTTTAAACACTAATAATGTATCCTTATCCGAGTCATCATAATCATCATCAAGCTTGTCCTTTAACCAACCAGGAAAATACTCATATCCAGTTTCAGGGTTACTGATAAAAGTACGATCCAGAAGAGTAACATCAGAAAGACTTTCAGCTACTAAATCAGTATACACCTGGTCCCAAGCAGCTCTAAGCCAAACTGGGATATATTTTCTATCTGCTTCAGCTATTGTAAAGTTACTACTCCCATCATACATATAAGTTTCAATAGTTGGCGTAGGTGCAGGCATTATAATAAAATATCTAAGGTTGATTTGATAGCAACAGATTCAGCTTTTAGTCCAGAAATATCCGAAGAACTTAAATCTAAAGTAAGACCTGTGCTATCAGCAGTGTTATATAATAAGACCATTTCAAGTATAGTATTTTGAATCTCAGCATCTGTCATATCAACATATCGCATAGCTTCATCTTCATCTGTAGCTGCCTCTCTATATTCTATAGCATGTGGATGATCCACTATCCACTTGCTAAGAGTACTGCTATAAAACGCTTTTAATGGGGGAACTACATCAATATAGTTTTTATATATACCAAGTACATGTGCGTCACTTGAAGTTCTATTAGGCTGTAATGAACGAGATGTTCTCCCCGCAAGTCCACCTGTTGGAGTAAAAGAAAGATGATGACTCATAACATAAATAGTATTAAGTGCATTTGTGGCTATTGTCCCATCTTCAGTCAAGCCATAGGTAGGATGAGCTACAAGGAAATGCTTTATATCTGGATTTGCAGCATTGTAAGCTACTCCAGTATCATATTCAGGCTTAAGAATTGTAGTCCATCCAGTAAAAGGAAACCCTGTAGGCATAGTATCTGTACTCTCATACCTTATATAATAATCCAATGTTAATGGATTTTTACGTTCAGTCGACGTTTTCTTATAATAGGCCATTATGAAGAAGCCGTAGTAGCTCCGTAAGTATTATTGATTTGAGCACTAAGATAACATGCTACCCAAAAATGTACATCGCTTCCATTGTCTGGATCTGCCCAATAATAATCGGCATGATTCCTATAAGCATCAGTCACTGTAATCTCTACATAACAACCATCACTACCATTAAGATTATCAGGTAATACAGTAATATCACCCGATATAAGTGTCATAAGAAACTCATGTATACCGTAGTTATTACCGTTACCTGGTATAGTTTCACCTATCATATACCAATCCGTAACTGAGCCACTGCCATTAACATACCTTGACCACAGTTGAGGTTTAAATAATGAATATGCTCCATATAGATTGGTTTGAAGCTTCGGTATCATTCTTACATATATTTGTGCTCCATAAGCAACATCTTCAATTTTCATGAACATACCTTGAGCATAGGTCGCAGCTGGAGTTTCCTCAACCATATCAAAACATTGCTGATCATGCCAGTACGCTGATTTTGAGTGATGCGTAGGAACAAAAATATAATTTGATGTCGAGTCACTGGCAGCTCCATGACTTCTTATCCGATTACCAGTACCACCTGCAGTAAGCGATGGAGCCTCCCAATAAGAGGCATCTAATACTCCCTGTACTTTAAGTTTACTCCCAGTCCATTGCATTCCAACTCCAGCTGATCCGATATCAAACTTAAAAGTTCCACCAGTTCTTCCCATCCAAAAGCCAGCAGTCCCTGAATTAAAAGTATTGTGACCAGATGAGTATATAGCTGAGCCATTAGTATTTCCAAGTATAACACTGCCACCGTCTATAGATACATTATTAGACGCTGTTAAATCTCCTAAATCTCCCCAAGTACTAACAGTACCAGTTCCATATCCAGCACTCGCATGATTTCCCCAGCCGTGAGCAGTATTCGCATTATTCATCCCAGTAATAAGATTCGCTGTTGTCTCATTACCAACAGTCCCAGTATGATTCCCACTTAATATAGTTGCTGTGGAATCCTGATTTGATGAATCACCAAGAGCAGCACCAGTTACAACAGCAGTAGCTCCTGTTCCATCAATCGTCCCAGTAATATCACCATCAAATTCAACTACACCATCACCAACTGGATAATAAGGGTTCTCATCAGTAGCAACAGGCTGAACCATATTTGAGTATATAAACCCAGTAGAAGAAATGTTAGTATTTACACTTCGATAGGCTCGCACTCCAAAAGTATAGTATAAATCCTGTGGAAGTCCTTGAAGTATAATAGATCTTCTATCATACGGAACAAAATAAGCTGTTTCATATCCTGGCGAATCTCCTATAGTATAACCATCATTTGATGATGTAGATCGATAAACCCAAATTATAAATCCATCTAAAATGTCTTCGTTAAAGTTCCAAGTCCACTCAAAAGATATATCACAGCTGGAATCAGTATTCGTAGTATGGTCTATAGCAGTTCCATCATTATTAATTCCAGGAGCACCCAGAACATCGCCATTCATATCGTTGCCACTATTAAAGTTTACAGAAGCAGACTGTATATCATCAAATGATGTAAATCCATCATTACCATCGGTTACTCCTCCACCTAATACATTTACAACTCCTCCTATATTTAGAGCAGAACCAGTCCATTGCAGAAAATTGTCACCTTGGGCTGTAGTTGTACCACATTGGAATACACCAGTGTCATCCATGTATACTTTCCACGCTCCATCACCACCACCTATAGTAGATTCTTTATTCCAAAATCCTAAGAAGTCGCTACCCGTGTATAATCCTGATCTTGTTTGGTCTGGTATAACAGGAAAAGCAAGTCCTACTTCCATTGTACATCTTACGTCATCAAAATAATGACTAACTCCATTTGTACCAACTTTTGAAATTAAAGTCACTACAAAATATGCAGGCTCAGTCCCATCGTAAGCAGATCTAATAGTGTGAGCACCAGTTCTATATCTCCAGTCTCCAGCCTCCCCTGGTGTCCCCCATGAAGGGACATCTCCAACAGCGTCAGATACCACCTCAAGTACAGTTTTATTAGCACTATAAAAGGTCAGCCCTATACTGGCACCACCAGCTGCACCAGGGTATACGCGTGCTGAAAGATTTACTTTCATACCCGTTACACAGGGTATATAGTTAAATTCAGTCCCTTGCTCTCTTGTATTTTTTACCTCATATGGTAATATAGCACCGTCTAGTTGTAAAGAATAGTCACCATTATATTTTTGAGCATCAGTTTTAACGGGATCTACTCCTCCTGTTGAATGATTCCAAAACCATGTTTCTGAACCCTCTATATCATCTCCAGCAGCAGTTACCTGAGCTGTAACTTCCATTCCTCCATCGAGAACTACACCTCCACCTTCTATACCAGTAAGACTTCCAGCTGGTACAGCCCCAACAGTTCCAAGAGTTGTTTGTATAATAGCCTGAGCATATTGTAAATCTGAAGATTGTGGTGATTCAGCTTGGTAAAGGAATTCAGCCCACTCTATTCCCCCATCATCAGAAGCTTGATTGAATGCACATAATAAGACATCACTTGATAGCGGAGTAAATGCTGTATAAAGATTATCATCATCTCCTTCTATCCCAAATCCCCCTCCTACTGCATACCAAATGCCAGTTACAGAATTATGAAATACCATTACAATATGGTCTCTTATAGTATCAGTACCTTGAACTACATAGGTCCCTAAACTATCATCACCTGTAAATCTTGAATCTCTCGTATCCACAGACCACATTAGATACATCGTAAGATTTGTGTTATCTGTACCAATTACTCCAAAATCAGAGAAGTCTGTTCCTTCACTATCTGGAGCTTGGAAGGGGGTCTGTATTGTAAATGAAGACAGAGGCAAAACAACATCTGGTCTTAAAATAGTAAAAGTCTGCTGATCAGAGGGAGTATTATTGGCATTTATATCAACATCAGTAAATTCTGGTGGATCCTCATCCGAATCAAGTGTCATTGTTTGTAATGATACAAATCCTGTCGCAAAGCTATTCTTTACAGCTTTAACATGACCACGAGATACAAACTCATCGTCTTCAGCACTGCTAAGAGGCTCTATTTTAAGAGTCCCTCCCCAACCAATTCCAGGTGGAATCTGACTTGTAAGGCTATTACCAATCCAGTTTTCAGCATCTACTAAATTACTCTCTACACTGTCTACATTATCCTGCACACTATCTACATTAGCCTGTATAGCGTCGGCTATTGCAGTAAGAAGAGTTGATCTTTCATTATAATAGTCATTCCACGTTGTATTCCAAGTAGCCCTAACTATAGTAGTTGTTGCAGCCATATCATCAAACAGATCAAGTGTGGTCCCTATGTAAACTACTAATGCGTTATAAGCGGTATCATAAGCGGTAGTAGATACGCTTAAATCTGTTCCTTGAGCTGTATAACCAGCATATTCATTGGTTATTGCAGTATATAATGTATATGCAATTTCTTTCTCGCTTGGTGTAACCTTATCATCGTTCCCTATATCATCAACATCTTCTTGTGCTGCAAGTGCAGCAGCAGCGGCGGCATCTGCAGCGTTTTGAGCGGCATCTGCATCCTCTTGAGCAGCATCAGCATCAGCTTGGACAGCAGCATCAGCAGACTGATAAGCACCTGTTAAAGTAACTGATAAAGAGTCAAAAAGAGTATCCTCCCCAAATAACTGCTCATATTGATCCCCCTCTGTAAACTCCATATTGCCCTTTACACGTATGGTTGCTCCATCCCAGGAAAACTTTGTACCTGATGCATCATATACTATCGGATCATTTACACTTAAACCAGTTCCTATCCTAAAATTACCATCCGTTTCAAGATGCACCATTAAATCAGTACCTGTATACATTTTCAATTCTGTATTAAATAGCCTTACACCCTTAACTGGGTCAGCTGTTATACCTTGAAACCCATCAGCAGGGCTTGTATAAAGATTCTTACCGATCGCCATCCCACAGAGATCACCTTCATTATAATCAACAAAACTTCTTAATTGCCCAAATGACACTACTGGTATAGCATCGTTCCATTCCTGATCTTCAGTATCATCTCTTGAATACAAAGTTATCGCTGGCCCGAGGTCTTGATAGGCGGTTTCAGTAGATGTAAGCTCTATAAAACCATCTCCCTCCTCATGACCAAGGTTCATTATAGCATCACCAGATTGCCAACGATTAGCAAGACCAATATTAGCTACACTTCTATTCACATTATATGTGTACGGTCCTATATTTACTACCATATCAGCAAAAGCTTTGTTTTCAAGAGTCTCAAATACATCGGTTGGAACTCTAAGATCAATTTGTCCTAATTCAAGATCAGGTGCTTTATCATAGTCAGTATCAATACCTTCTGGATTTGCAGTTTTTATTAGTGCTTTATATGCACCATTTATTCCAGGAGGATCATCGTATGCATGTCCACCTGTTCCAGATACAAGTATCCATTGACCATCTTCTAATATACCAGATATATCTGGATCTCCAGTATCTACTGTTATCCTTGCATTTGGTCTTATACCCCAGTCTGCTTCTACTCTGTCTTGATATGCGTCGTATTCAGTCCCGTATTCCAGATTTAATAGGTTATCTTCTGTGGAGATATCAGCGTTTGCCCATGCACCATCATTTGTTATCTCAAAGATCTCTGTCTGTGGAAGTCCCATTGGAGCAGACTTCATTATAGCAAAGTCTCCAGTATCAAATATATTATGCCTAACTCTAATGGAGGTTGCTTCCATATCTATCGGGGCTTCCAGCATTGTTGTAGGAGCTACGCTAATTCTTCCCCCGATTGTTGCAAGTACATCTTGTGCTACAAGAGTTTCAGCATATATCTCACCAACAAACAAGGACCTAAACATTCTGTTAAAGTCCCCAAGGTCAGTAAGTAAAGTCTGCTTTGGTAGTACCTGCCCTGGTGTATCAGTCCCTGCTTCAGGTAACAACTGTATGTTACCTATGGTATCAACAAGGAGATTTCCGCTTGTATCAACCTTTAGGTCAAAGTACATGTTCGCATCACTATAATCCGTTATTCTAAGTTGACCATATCCAGTATCAGCAGGGCCTCTAATCTCAAGAGCTGTCTTATTATACGGAGAAGTTCCTTTCCAGGGATATATTTTAACAGGAGCCTCTACTAAAGTTTCACCATATACAGTTGTAGTGTACGTGGTACTGTCTGCAGTATTCATAAAAACATCTCCAGACATAACTGTCTGACCAGTGTTTGACTCAGCAAATGCTACGGTTAATGCACCATCTATTAAAACATTTCCTGAAACATCAATAGCTGGGTCAGAATCAAGACCCTGTCCCTTCCCAAATACTTTAATTGTCATTCCAGTACCTGCACCAACCGATTCTCCAAATGTATGTATTTGCCCTTCTCCACCCGTCCAAATAGGTTCTATATCTTCATCAAGTTTATGTTTGTGATCAACGCGAGCAGCAAAAGCAAGTGTCCCAGCACTACTATTATCAAGATCTACTTGAGTTACATTAGTGGTGTCAGTTGTGTCTGCAAGAGGAAAATGTATAGTTCCAAGATGTTCTAAGTCACCACCGAATGCGTAAGATCCCTCATTAAAACTTAATCCTACAATATTTGAATTCGTCCAGTGAGTGTGTGTATGGTCTCCTCTTGCAACCTGTCCAACTCCTGTTCCCATGTCACCATTGAAATCAATATTATGACGAGTAACATCATATCTTGTAATATGTGCTGGGTTCATATCTCCCGCAACAGCACTAGTATCAGTATTTTCTGGATTCCTTGTTTCAAGAGTTAGTTTAACAGAAGCCCAACCATCCTTTACCCTGCCTTGTAAGAAGTATCCTGATGTCCCATCATTACCAGTACCTTCGTATAATCTTATATCACCAGGTTTACCCTCTCTTGGAAGAAATGTATGAGTTCCACTTGGTAAATGAAGAGAGTCAGAAAGAGAATTGATATCCTTATATATTGTATCAACAACCCGTTTCATTGCGGGATCTGATACGGATGGAGCGTTTTTCTTTACAACGCCAAGCTTCGGTCTAAAAGGCATTACTTAATCGTTCTTGTGTTGTATGAGATTCCTATTGAATCTATTTCTACATTACTGTTTGTTATCTCAAGTCTCACTTTTTTAGCACGTCTTACTACAGAACCCTTCAACCTGTACGTTCTAACATTCTCTTCATCTTTAATTGTCGCCTCAGTTAGGTCAACTTCAGTTTCATCTGCAAACATTTTAATGTTATAAGTTGCTTTTGTAATGTCAGTATCACTATTAAAAACAATCTTCATACGTTTCAATCGCTTATCTACTGTAGCAAAACCAAAGTCCAAGGATGGCGTATAATGGTCGAATTTCTTCCTACCCGAACCTTCACCTAATTTATAGATATAATCGCTGTCAGATAGCCATAATTCGCCTAAATTGCCCTGTACAGAAGCCCTTGGCTTAGGTATATCAATTAAATCCCACCTTTTGCGTGGAATATTGTAATTCCAAGATCCGTATTCTCCATCAGTATCTTCAAACTGAAACATAACATTTTGGTTAAATGCGTCATATTGTACATAAGGATCATATGCATGCTCTATATTGTGCCACGCTTTTGTTTCAGTACCAAGATCATCAAACTTAGAATTCTTTAATATATCGTTACCTATTGGAGTTATCCTGGTTCCGTCATGCATGTACATATTATTAGCATCGCAAAAGTACATCCCATAGTCAGTTATAACAAATGACTGTTCTCCAAAACAACCAACTCCTTCGTGTATATCCTCAATAGCAAGTGTATTTAAATCGATCTTATACATATTAGCTTTGTCAAACGCAAAGATTCTTCCTGCCCAATATGCTATCGCTGTTGGCTCATTCGGGAGTATACAAAAGTCTTTTGACCATTGGAATACACTAAAGTTACCAGGCATAGACCTAAAGATAAAGTTTTGACCATTTACAATGTCCTTATGATAACAGTTAGCTACCACTAAATATCCACCAGCAGAGCAACTCAATTTATAATTTACACTTGTATTTCTTAATGATTCTGGCATTCCTGTAATAGCTTCATAGGTGGCACCAAGATTCCCATCATCCACCATAACTGAAAAGTATTCATCGTCAACTTTACCAAATCCACCTTTGAAACTTTTCTCTCCAATCATCCTATAAAATTCTTCTACGCTGTTCTTTCTATATACAACTATAGCAGAACATCTTTCTGGAGGCTGACTTAATCGTATCTTAACAACTGTAGTATCATATCTACCGCCGCCTGTAGTATGTTTAAAATAGAAAGTATTTAATGGACTTTCTTGGAATCCGTCATATACAAGCGATAGTTTATAGTAATAAATAACACCATTCTCAAAATTAGCAGAAGCATCAGGATCATCAACAACGTCTCCATTAGTAAAAGACAATCCATAAGGTAGCTCACTTTTCTCATAATAACTTAAATAGGGAGTAGCTGCGTTTAAATCTGCTGTTGCTGGAGGGATAAAACCAGATGTACCTGTATAACCAGCGTTTTTCCATGTACCTCTTCCTATGAAATACTCTCCTTGAGTAGCACTAAGTTGCATTGCATAGTCAACACCAGTCACTGTTGTAGCTTCTGTCTTGTAAGCTTCACTGTTATGCGGTGTAGCGACAGCCATAGCTGGAGTTCCAAGTGTTTTGAATATCATAGGAGTCCATCCCTCAGTTGTTACTGTCCAGTTCCCTCGACCTTCTCCAGCATTAACATTTGTACCAGTAGGAAAATTCATATTCCAACTACCAAGTACTGTTTCTGTCCCATCATCCCCCTGGAGAACAGCCCAAAACTTATGTGCTCCCTGAGCGACTGAAGTCCCACTATTGACTACATCTAAAATCCTTCTGCTCATAGAAGCTATACCAGCTACTTCATCTGGCATTTGATTTATCTCATTTGAACCATCAAATCCAGTAGAGGCAGAAGCACTGTCAAACTTAATGATATAGTGATCATATTCGCTGTATCCATTATTATATCCAAAACCAGCCATCCAAATGCCTCTATCACAAGCAGCGTTATAACTGTCACTATGATTCCCATTAGTGTTATCACTTTGATTTATACTTGCTGTATGAGATTCCCCATCGTTATAAAAATTGATTCTTTTAAATCCTTCAGCAATTTGTCTATGTCTAACTCCTACATGATTAGGGTTAATATTGAACATACATACATCGTCATATTGTTCAGTTGTATGACCATTCGCCCAAATATACTTATAACGAGGTGTCCAATTACTCCATTGGGTACTACCAAAATAACCACCATTAGTAACAAACTTTCCTTTTACATGTGCTATAAGACCTATTGAATTATGCCCATCATTTAAATCTATAAGACCTCTTCTTCTTGGAGTAATGAGATAGTCCTCAGCTCCATCCCAACCTAAATTCTTACCAATTTGTGCTGTATTAGCTGGTTGGGTATGCATTCGACTATGTTTCCACTCATTACCTTTTACGCCTTCATGTGCCGTATCACCACTGGCAGCACCACCAGGCTCCTCTGGAGCTCCAGTGGCTGGCTCATTTACCTTATCATTATATCTCCAATAAAAGTAGTTACTTTTAACATTGTAAGTGCCAGCCCAATAGTCGTGAGTTCTCTTGCCAAAATTAGGATAAAAATGTTCATTAAAATATCCACCAGTCCCTGTTCTCCACGTTCCATAGTGTGTTAATTTAGGAGTAGGGGGTGTACATTCGTGTAAGGTAACTGTTAAAGAATTCCAAGATATATCTGACTCAGGATTAAAATAGTATAAAAACTCCTCATCAAAGGTATACGCTGTATCACTTTTTTGCGTAAAGAGAACATAGACTATAGTATTACCAGTTGTAGCCTGGTCTCCATAAGTTTCTATAATATCAGTTGGTCTCGATCCCTCAACTGGAGATTGAGAACTATTTGCAAAATCTGCTGTAAGCGATATTGGAACAGTATGGTCGTAAACATATTGATTAGGATCATGAGGATGAAAACCAGAGGCATCACTGCTTAGTACGTGAATTTTATTAGCGTTTTTATCTGTTGCCCAAAAGTAAGTATGCCCAGCTCCATTATGTGTCCATGCAGCTAATGCCGTATCACCTGATCCAGAAGGAGTCCAGGCATCTCCAGCTCCTGGGTCTCCTGCTCCAGTAAATACGCTTAACTCATCCCAAAGCCAACGTGATCCATAAATCATATTCGGAGAAAAAGTAAGCATAGAAGTAGGTTGCTTCTGCATACCTAAGTTTGTATTGGAGGCACTATCTTCTGTACCGTCACTTAAAAAAAGTACTAACTTTAACATCCCAGGGGATATTCCGTAGGTTATCCTTGGATCCCAGTTTCTTTCGTAATTAGTCGTATTATATTCTCCATCATATGCATAGTCAATATGATCAAGGTTAAATACTGATCTTCCCTTATCAATAGGAAGTGTCTCTGAATCAGTAAGTCTATACCCATCAATAGCATTACCAAATTGCTTATGCTTTATCTTTCCAAACCACTTACTTTTCGCTTGAAGAGTATTCCCTGTCCCAATATATATCTGTGCATTGTTCTTTTCTAAGCTTACATCTGCTGGAGTTCCTGGTATGTCGTAATAGACATCTGTGCCCCCATCGTCTGCAGTATATTTGTCTTCTATGGTTTTAACGCCATAAACATCATTAAATACTTTCATTCTATACGTAGTAGCACTTCCAGTACTGCTGGTAGAATCATTAGGAGTTATGCTATAGAAAGCAATATGATTCTTTGCTTCATCATTAAACGACTCCATTTCTGTAGCATTCATCTCAAGATATGAAGTATCATCTAATACAACATTCCAGGTAACTGATGAGTTAATAAGTTCTCCACTGGAGGTGTATGGATCTGAAACATAATATGTATACGTACTTGACACTCCATTCGCATCATATTTATTCCAGGTAACATACATATCAACAGTAGCAACTGTTGACTCGAACTCAAGACCAATCTGTCTATATGGTTGTAGATCAGTGCCCGTTATTGCAACTGAGTCATCTGAAGATGAATATGCAGTACCATCTGAACTATAATGGTCAACATCAGTATATGTATTGTTTAGATCATTAGCAGCTCTACCTAAAGTAGCACCAATTAAATCGTCAAAGGCAGTCTCAAGCTTAGTTTCAAGGCTGGTCCAAAAGTTTGTATTAGTTAATCTAGCAGATGTATCAAACAGTGCCTTTTCAGTGACAGTAACATTATTTATAGATATAATGAGTTCTTCCTCAGCGTTTGTGGTACCATTTGGAAATGAGTTACCAGCTCCATCATTAGCAGAGCCATCCCAAGGCGGTATAATAATAAAGTTTAAATTACCATCCAGAGGAAGAACTTTCAAGTGTTCCTTAATACCTTTTAACTTTCCAGCCTCAGATATAGGATCTATATTCTTACTGTAAATAGCAGATTCTGGATGAATATCCGTATCGGACGGAGAACTCTTTATCCCAGTACCAAACTGTTTTAATTCAGCTAATTGACGTGGCATTGTCTAACCCCTGGTTCCACCATTAATTCTGCCCTTCAAAAATGCCAGGTCATCCGTCAATCTATTCATTTCCCCAACTGCCTTTTCGTGGCGTCTCTCATATCTATCGTCTGACTTATTCCATCTATCTATAAGTTTGATAACCATTGACTCTATCTCATTCAATTTAGAGGTCAATGTTTTCTGTAAAAACACTATTTGTCCTGCAAAAAGCATAATCATTACACCTATTGCCCCGTACTCCGCAAATACTTCAAGCATAAAATGGGTACCATGTTCCTGTTGTTTTACTAACGCCTGTTTCGTTTACATAAATGTCTACTATCCAAAAGCCAGTATGTGATGAGAGTCTTTTACCTCGCATCCAAGCTGTCTGCCTTTGAAAGGCACCTGCACTATAACAGTGTATATGCCTATCATAAAGGTACGTACTTTTATGCACATGCCCCAAAAACATCACGTTAGGCTTTTGACCTCCTGTTAATGATTCTACTATTTTTTGGATCCTATAAGATACTGCATAACTGGACCCGTCTTCACCGTGCCACAATCTAACAGTAGCATTGTCACCTAAAGCAAGATTACCTTCATCATGCCCTAAAAAGGTAGCATGGTCAATAGCATCACAGACATCAGGCACTATTAAAGCTCCGTTAGACTTTATGAACCACCTATCATGATTTCCGTCTATCATATAAAGAGGCCTTGGACATCTCTTCATATATTTAATAGCTACCTTCTTTTGCTCATGAAAGCCTAAATGGGAAAGTTCATAGATCTGTCCTGGCCTATTTGACATTCCCTCTGTTAAGTCTCCAACTTGGCACACTATATCAACATTTTCCTTCTCAAACTCTTTGAATGCTTTATTGACCAATGGGTAGAGACAGTACTTACTGCCAAAGTGTATATCACCCATTACTCCTATACGAGTTCTTTCTCCATTAAATTCTACTACTGGTGTAGGAGGTTGTCCAGGTAATATTCTAGCACCTTTTGATATTGCTAAAAGTTCTGTTTTTGAATAGTTAGCTTCTATATCACTTAGTACCTTACCTCTCTCTACATCTAATCCGAGAGCTTTAGCTCTCCGTAGATACCTTCTAAGAGTCTGTGTTTTTATACCAAGTATATCAGCTGCTTTATCACCATGTACAAGGTAATGTGCAACTATTTCATAGATCCTATTTTTTTTACCGTGACTGGTATCGCCTTCTAAATCAGCTTTATCCATCAGTCGTAATCCTTTCTTTTTGGCATATCCCAAGACTCTGGATCTGAATAGAGTGACTCAGCTTTTAATATACACTTCATAGTATACGGTCTTGTGTACCGTAAATGCAAATGACTGCACTTCCTACATATATAAAAAAGAGGTTTACTGTGTGCCCCAAGAACCTCAAGATTCGCTAACTTTTCGTAACCGCAATTAACGCAGTTATCGACCCCATCGGGATAAGTTTTATTTCCTATTATGCCAAGGTTATCAAGCAAATCTCCAGCATTAGGGTCACAGACAAGATCAGCATAAACTGACATTCCGTCTGAGTCTGGAGTATCCACTGTTATTTTCCGAGTAGGACCTTTTTAAATACCTCAAATACAATCGATATCATCGAGTCGATAATCTTTCCTTCGGTCTTCTCTGAAATGATTGGTATATCAACAGCATCATTTAAAGATTTAACAAGCTTAGCTTTAGTCTCATCGTTGAATACTTTCTCTTCCAGGAATTCCTGTAGTACGCCTAAACCTTCCATTATATTACTCCTATTATTGTTCCTATTATTGTCATTGTTGCTATGGCTCCTGCCAACCATCCCCTCCAGATTTCCAATTTTCTTGTCCTATCATTAAGCCTTGTAAGATGACCTTCCATACGATCTACTATTGTTTCAATACGAACAAGACGCTCTTTGGTTTCGCGTCTATGAGTTTCTGCTGTTATGTGATCTGGCATAATTCTAATAAGTCCGCCTTTAAAGTTGTCCCATTATAGTCAATATCTTCTTGGTCAAGCCAAGCCTTAATTTGAACAATGGTCCAACTGTCACCTGGTGTTCCACTTCTTACATCTCCCGTAAGAATATTAACTGCTTCAACAAGTTCACTAAAGTAATCATCAAGTTTTTCACTTCCAGTAACGTATACTTTTCGTATCATTATCGTTCCATAAAATACGTTATAGAAGGATTGAAGTAGAAGTATTTATTAGTTGAACCAGATGTTGCTCTTACAGAATGGATTATAATATTCCCATCAGCTGCAGAAACTGGGGTTCCAAGATCTTCTTCAAAGTTTCCCATTTCCTGTATACCAGCAGCCCAAGTAAAATCATGACCAATTTGAGTTACAGTATCTGCATCACTATCATTATGATCAAAGTCTACAAGCCAGAATGACGCTGCCCAGCCATTTGTAGAATAATTAGTATTACCACATCCACCAATGGTTACTATTTTACATCCCTTTTGGACTCTAAAGTATGGATAATAGGATATGTCAAGGACATCTGCTGTAAAGTCCGTTTCATCTGGACTTGATCCTAAACTATGATTACCAACATAATAGTTACCTATAACTCCACATCTGGTACCATACGTATTACCCGACCACATCATATTAACATCTGATGTAGTATTATTCATAGAGGCAGTTAAAATCTTTTTCCAGCCTGCCATTTTACTTTCCTACAACTTGATCAGGTCCGCCATTTTTCTCTATCTCTTTATTTAGTGCTTTCTCTATCTTGGTAAATAAAACAGAAAAAGGCAAAGTATCCTTTCCCTTAACTGATGTATTCTCCAGTGTTTGATTAAGCATTGATAACTCTGTTATTGTTAATTCAACTTTCAAGGCTCCTCCTATGTTTTTCGGCCAATTTACTAATTACCATATACGCTTGCTCAACTTCTGAACCTTCAAATTGAGAACGCATAATCAACTTTAGCAAAAAATCAGTATCCTTTACTGTTAGCTTAAGACCTGATACTGATTCTTTGACTACAGCTTCTTTTACTATTTGTTTTACATCCCGTGCATATTTAGACATTACGCAAAGTAAATGTACAGCTCATCGGCTGCTGCTACTATTGTTCCATCTGTTGGGACACCATTACCAGAGTCATATATCAAAGTACCCTGAGTGTCATCATAGACATAAGCTGCAGCTTTCACATGAGCAAGAGTACCTTGAGTAATAGAATTCGAAGTACCAAATGTTGTACTATTTGCATGAGTTACCGCTAAGCAAGCTCTTGCATCACCAGTATCGAATTGAAAACCATCAAAATCACAAACCAACTTTATGGTCTCATCTACAGCAGGTGATGCACTTAATCCAGCAAACAATATGGCAGAGTCACCTGCAGAAAGACTTCCTGCCCAGTCATCTCCATCACTGTTTGTATTAAGAGAGATACATACATCCTCTACTGATAAGTTTGTCGAACTCACAGTTGTGGTAGTACCATTTACTACTAAATTACCAGTAACAGTTAATACACCACCAATTGTTACATCATCTGGTAATCCTATACTGATAGAACCTGTAGATCCACTTACTGTTGTTTCATTAGCAGTAGCAGATAAAGCTGTTACTCCAGAATTAGTTACAGTTACAGCTCCTGTCGCACCAGATACAGATATACCACTACCTGCTACGGCAGAGGTAACACCTGAGTTAGTAACTGTCACTGCACCTGTAGCTCCCGATACTGATATACCAGTTCCAGCTACATTAGAAGTAACACCACTATTTGTAACCGTTACCGCTCCTGTTGCACCACTAACACTAATTCCTGATCCAGCTACATTAGAAGTTACACCATCATTAGTAATAGTCAAGTCATAAGGGTCGCCGTCACTTCCAGTTGATGTATCTGTCCAATTAGTGCCAATACCTGTACCTCCAAGTATAGCCCATTCTTTTGCATGACTAATAGTAACTTCATCTCCACTGTCATCTTCAACTTGGAATGTAGTTGCTGCCGATGCATCAGTCGCTGTGATTGTGAGGGTATCCCCACTCATAGCTGTTGTAACATTGGTACCACCAGCAATTGTTAGTGTATCACCTGGTGTCATACCAGTAGATCCGCTGTCACCAGCTACGGTTGTATCAGAAACAACGAAGTCTATATTAGCACCACCATCGTCATCGTACGAAACCGAAATTCCAGTCTCAGTCCCATCTAACATACCACCTACTATATCCTCAACATTCTCTGTAGACAATTGCGTAGACGCAGTAACAGTTAGAGTATCTCCACTCATTGCAGTCGTGACACCAGTGCCTCCAGCGATAGTAAGAGTATCGCCAGGAGTCATTGCTGTTGAACCAGTATCTCCTGCAACCGTTGTATCCGCTACCGTTAAGTTTATGTCATTAGCACTGTCATCGTAAGAGACAGTTATGCCAGTTTCTGTATTACCAGTGAACATGGCTCCAACTGTATCTTCAACGAACTCGGTATCGGAAGTTGTTAATATTCTTTTCCAGCCCATTTTCTTTCTCCTTGTTCTTTATTTATGAAGGATCATCCTGATTAACATACAGGAAGCCCAAAACATTCACTACCTCGCCTAATTGATATGAGGCGGCTTCAGGTAATGAACTTAATATATCTAATTTTAATGTTGGCATAGCTAAAGTAGTTAGTGTAGCCTCACCATCAGAAGTTATTGCAAAAGGGACTTCTGAACCATACTTAAATGAAAGTTCAGATCCACTTGCGTTAATATTCAGTTGCCATCCTTGTCCAAGACCCCAATCGGTGCCTTGTGCTAAGACATCTCTATCCCAGGATACAAACTCTGGTGTGTTAATTTCTACTCCGCCTTCTAAAAAGCCTGATAAGCTCGATGGATCTCTTGTAAATCCCATTAGTAACTCCAAGGTTGAATGAAGCCAGTTCTCTGATGGCCTCGTTTAGCGTATTTTTTACCCTCTCTAACTTCCTTCTCAAACTCCTGATCAAAATATGATGCAACTTGCAAATTGAATGTTTCACCAGGTAACTTATAAAAGTCAGAGATCACTTTAAAAGCTAATGCCTCGTGAAATTGCGAAGGAAGTTCTGATACTAAAGTTAAATCACCAGAGCTATATTTAGCTGCCTTTCTGGTATAATATACCTTAATTGTCATCCCAGCAGTACTAACTGACTGCCATTCATAAAGGTAGTCTGCAGTAGCAGAACACTTTTCTACTATATATAGCGTCTTGCAATCGAGATACCAGGCATACTTATCAGCCTTTGCCTTAGCTGTTATTGGTGTTGCTGAAGAACCGACCCCTGCCTCATCGTCTACATCTCCAATTGGGATAGAGAGAGCTCCACCCATTAATTTTGGAATCATTTCGGTATCAAGTTCTACTCTGTATAACTCAAGCATTTCATCGTGTAAAGTATATCCTCTTTGTGCAACTACTGTTGTGTCATTTGCAGTAGCCTTGAGTATTCCTGTCTTAGCACTAAAATTATCTTGTGCCCTATTTAAACCCTGGCGAATCATTGTTTCGCCTTGCCCAGGATGGTGCAGTTGTACTACTTCTAATAATTCTTTAAGTGTCATTTTTCTCTCTCCTGATGCCCTTCTCTAGGCGAAAGGAGTTTCATTGAGTCTTTTAAGGCTAATTCTATCTGCTGTAAATTACCCTGAAATATCTGATATAATTCAGCATCTTCTTCATCATTAGCCATATAAGATAGCTTCTGCTGCATAATCTTCATAGCTGACATTAAATATACTGCCTCATAAGCTGTAGGAGGTATATATGCAAAGGCAGTTCCAGAGAGATCACTAAGAGTTTCCTTCCTGTAGGTAAATATATTCAACTTTGTCCATCCAGTAGGGAACCCATAAACAAAAGGGTAAGCTTCTGTTGGGTGCTTTGTAATCCAAAATACAGGAGAACGAGCAGTTGCATAGTGGATACTAGCACTATCCTTTGCTCTGAAAGCATCTTCAACGCTTATCTCCTTGCATGCTATATCATCTCTTAAAACAAGAAGAACTTTTTCATCTACACCAATCGAAGTACCAGCATCTCCACCTTCTCTTGGGTCTTGAGCGACCTTAATAAGATCTTTGACAGGAAGCATATTGGCAACCTCCCAAAGGGATTGATTTACAAGGGCAACCTCGTTAGTTAGATCGCTAACAAACGTTTCCTTGTTGTTAGGATCTGGGAAGAGCTTCGCAAGTATGTGTGTGGCTATTGTCATTGTTCGTTAAGGGGGCCCATAAAGAGCCCCCTCTCAGATTTTTGATTATCCGCCAGCTACGAAGTCTACAACAGCATGAGTCTCTGGGAAGAGTACCTCAAGACCAGCTTCAGTAACAATCTGGTCCTTTCTTCCGTCGATATCATTGTCTTGAATATTCGTTTCTACGAATGTATCCCGTGAATGCCCGTTTCCAGCAAGTGGCCGCATTGTCACATGGCTTAAATCAACGCATACTGCCGTATCTTCCATGTCATGTCTAAACAATGGATGAGCTATGAAATTCATAGATCCCCATGATGTAGATATAGACGTGATGTCAATAGGCATGAAGCTCGAAGATTTAACTTCCAAAGAAGCTTGAAAGATTTGACTTGTAGTCGCATCAAACGAGTTCTGTAGAAAGTTTCCACTTCCAACTTTATGTAATGCATTGATAACCTTACGTGAAGTTAGACACAGTTTTTGACCACTGTTTCCGCCTTCATAATTCATAAAGTCATCCATGACGTCAATCATTCCGTCGTAAGAAAAACCAGCACTAACATCATACCCTGCTGAGTCAGCAGCAGTACCATTATATGCTAATTCATACTTCTTACCACCCTTGTTTCGGATGAACGGTTCGATACCCCAGGAGTTTCTTACGTCAGCACTGGTATATTTACCATAGCCAAATAAGAAAGCATTTTCAAGATCCATTTTATGGGACTTGACATGCTCTCCATAGATACGTTTCCACTCATTTGCATAGCCACGATACCTGGTAGCCTGCATAGATCCACTCATCAAAGGAACAGATGTCTTGAATATCTGTGTGAAAAATTCCACATCACTCAATTCATCTCTCCAGCCCTCAGGAGCACCTGTAGCTTCACCCCATTGAGATCCGATAACCTGACCTTTTTCATCCCATCCACCAGAAGCAGGCTGAGCAAATGCGGAGCCTGTTGAAACAACTATCATATTCGCGATAGGGATGGTAATATATCCGTATGCTACACCAGCAGCGGCTTTAGTTGACACGTCGCCAACACTACCAGAAGAATATGTGAAATAGTCGGGTTCTGCGGTTATTTTATAAGATATTCCATTTATTCTAAGAACTTGATTCTTAGTTATATAAATAGGAGCATACCCTATATAAGAAGACGCATCGGGTTGAACAGTTGATTTTACCTGTTTCCCCTGATGATTGTAGTCACAATATAGCATAAAGTGAGTAGCATCTGAACCAGTTGGGTCAGCAATGCCTGTTATTTGGGCATCATCCCCGCCTGTGATTTTAGCTACCTTCGCTTCAAAATTGCGACGTTGCCATTGAGACCGATATTCCATCGGTTTCCAAACTGTCTCGTCAGTAGGTTTCTTACCTAACTTACTCAAATAGCTAAAGAAAATTGATGTCTCTGGAGCTAATTCATGAACCGTATCGCCGATTCCAAAAGTTCGTCTAAGACTATCAATACTCTGCCCTGTCCAACCAGGACTATTTGGAGTAGTAGTAACATTATACTGACCAGTACCTGTATATGTTGCCATATCAATACCTCATCATTAAGTGTTATAGTAAATTACTACGTTTCTCCTCATTGATAAGAGATGCCATGAAATTATTAGAAGGATCAGCTGCCTGATTACCAGCAGACGTTTGAACACCCATCGGAGTTGGAACTGATTGACCTCTTTTCAATTGTTGAAATGTCTGACTTGGCTGTGATTGTTGGGGCGAATTCTGAACTGGCATTGGACCTGAGTCCACTATCCCGTTCTTATGTTTCCAATAACCTACTAAATCATCCATGTTAATTGAATTAGGATCATTCATTTCATTGACAAACCTATTAAGATTATGGTCTCCTCCAAGATCATACCTGGATTTAACATATCTTGTGGCGTTGTCAAGCTCTGATCGTTGTCTCGCATCTTGCTGTCTCATTTGCTCATACTTCCTAAGTTCTGAGATCTCCTTATCGTGAGTCTCCTGCATAGTAGCTACCTGGTAGGATGTGTGGAGCTGATTATATGTCTGCATATCATCTCTCCATTGCTCTACCTGTGAATCATACTTCGCACTATCACTTGTTGCATCCTGATACGCATCCTCTCTACTGTATCCAGCTGGTGGTTGGGGCTTTTGAGGTGGAGGAGGAAATTCCTCTTCCTTCTTAGCCTCTTGCACTGGCTGACCAGCTTGAGGAGGTGGAGCACTTCCGTTAAGTACTTGTGGATTTTGGGTAACATACTCTATCACAGGAGTTTGCTGCTTCAGAATCTCATCTCTTTCAGCTAATTGATTCTGGAGCTTGGCAGCCTCTGACTGCCAGTATTGATACCTAACCTGATCATTACCTTGGGGTGCGACCTCAGAAGGTACAGGTACTTGACCTGGTTCCTGCTCGGTAACCCCTATTATCTCTTCGAAGGTAGCCCCTTGAGGTTCAGCTATTTCTTTGTCTATCGCAGCTTCAAAGCTTGGGACATCCTGAGTAACTTCCTGTTGGGGGGCTTCTTGTTGTGGTTCAACCTGTTGGCTATTAGCTTCCATTTTTTATTTCCTTTTAGCAGCTCCATTAGATGCGGATGGAGGTTTGCTGGCTTCTTTTGCTGCATCCCGTACTTCTTTTTCAACCAATGATAGTTGATCGCCCAATCTCTTGTCGAACAGTGTTCCCGCAGCTTTCGCTTTGTTTTCTACTGAATCGAGTTGAGTCTTGAACTTCTCAACCTCTACTTTTTGCTTCAAGTGTACATTCTCACGTGTGAGCGTCTGCATATCGCCACTTAATTTCTTAAGTTGCTCAGTCGCTGACTTGAGTTGTTGCTGTAATTGAGCAATAACATCGGTTCTTTGAAGTACTCCTTCCATGTCGAAGACCTCTGTCTTCTTCAAAACTTCCTGTTTATCAATGAGCCCAGCTTTGTATGCTTCCATGTAGAATTCGAGTTCCGCATATCTATTAGACGGAAGTGTCGAACCTGAAACATATACAACATCATAGGCTCCAACAGTAATATCATTAAAAACTTGTATCTCTTTTGTTTTATCGTCATATAAACGCTTATTTATAGCGTATTCACTCATAGAGTTATTTGGATTAACAACTCTAAATACCTTATCCATTTGATATAATTCTTGCATCATTGGGATTGCAACCTTAGCAAGGATCTGTAACCCAGCTTCAATATCAGCAAGTTTAGACTTAATCTTTCTCTGTCCGAACTCATCCAGGCTAATAGTTGCTTTGTAAGTTTGTGGGGCAGCTTGGGAATTTCCCATCATCATTTCGTAGAGTCCAAGTTGGTGGTCGATGTCGCTTTTGGCTGTTTGCTCGTTTTGGTAGAGTTCATTGGGTAGAGGTACTGGACTGGCTACGACAGGCTGCCCCATATCAAAATCTACCTCAATACCTACACCAGGCTGTGCCCATTTCTGCTCGAATTCAGCCATATCGACTGAACCAGCTGGGATCATAACCTTCATGTTGGTTGAAGTAGTTGCATGTGCTATAATAAGTGAACGAGTTTTGTTAATATAGTCCTGTAGTCCTTTTACCATACGCACATCTGACATTGGATATGGAGTACGAGTATGTAAATTACATATTGGGACTATCGGGAACGTTGATGATGGAAGTACTCTTCCAAACACATAAGTCTCGCCAATTACAACACACATCTTAACTTTAGTTATTGTTACGGGGATTGCTTCTATTAAACCAAGCTTTATGAGTCCAGCCTTAACTGCCATTTTTACAGTAGGTATCTCCGATACCTGGCCTGCACTCTCAAGGGCTTGATTATAAGCATCTTGTACTTGTTTGTCAATCTGCTCTCTTAAATTACTAAGTTCAAGCTCTGCCCTGTCTGGGACTATTTCACCCAGTTCCAACAACTCATTGAGTTCTTTCTCTTTTTCAATATACTGCACCTCAAGCTCTGACGCTTGTTTCTCGATACCACCGTCTATTTGATCTGCTGTTTGTTTAAGTACCTGGTCTCTTTGCTGTGCAACTTGTCCTTTCTTTGCTTCTATCTGTTCGCCCTCAAATACCTGAGTCTGTGCCCCTTCTCCAAGTACACCAACTTCCGTTTCAAGGTATTGTTGATACTCCTCTTGGTTAAGTCTTAATTCTTTACCTGAATACTTTTCATGGACCCGATATGCTATTTCACGAATTTTATAGTATCTTTCATAACCTCTGACATAAGTATCTGATTCGAATGTATTCTCATCTCCAGGGAACTTTATTGCTGTATTATCAGTATTGCCTGTTACAATCTGATCAGTAGTATATTCCCCACCAGAAGCTGAATCAATAGCATTTGCATATAATGGATATAACTTTTTAGCCTGTGCTTTAGTAAAAATACGTGATACAATAATATTTTCTGCATCTTCAAAGAATCTGTCTCTTGAGTTAGGATCAACGTATACATCGAAAGGATCTACTGAACGAAACTTTACTTCCCCTTTACCGCCATCAGCCTGTCCATCTTGATAAACTAATAGATATCCAAGTCCTGCTACATAGTAATCATCAACCGCTTTACGTACTTCAGTCCTTCCGTCGGAGATATCATACATATAAGTGAGTAGAGCATTTAATACATTCGCTACTCTTGTATCTGAATCTTCCCTTGGGGAAACCTTAAACGAAGGTCTGTTAGAAGTAAGGAGTGCTTTTGCTGTTTCTACAGCTGGATGGATTCTATTAACAACAATCGGAGCCTGCCCTCTTGATTTTAGGCTCTTTTCCTGTTCTATCGTCCATTGACGGCCTAATCGATACTCCTGGTCTTCCCTGGCTTGAACCTCCCAATCATACCTCTTGTTCTTATAAAGATCAAAGAGGCGACGGGTTTCTTCTTCTATTGAACCAGATTCGCCTTTTCCTGCATCAAGGTCGTCAGGATTAAGATTTTCTTCTTGTGCTCCCTCTAAAGGAGCGTCATAAACTGCCAAAACAAACCTCTATTTAATGTATATACACTCATTCTCTTAAAGTTAAAACTTATAATGTCATCCAATCAAGAACTTTCTGATATTTAGACACTTTTTCATCTGGGTCTAAACTTTTAATCCTACAAGGCCTTGCTCCTTCGAGAGAAGTCCATAACGCATCCATCACATCATCGTGCTTTCCTTTGGGGTAAGAAAGAAATTCTGCCTGTGCTTCTGTGTCTTGGGGTCTAAAAAAGAACTCACCCTTAGCAAACATAGGTACTAATGACAGCAATCTCTC